CCACAACGCTGGCATAAAGACTAATGAATAAAGTTTTTGATATGGTATTTGGTATACCATCGGTTGGTGTGGATTTTATTGAAATGGATAATATAACCTTAGATCTTTCCAAAGATCTCAAAATATATCTAATATTTGATAATACTAATATTATTAGCAATATACATCTTGAGTTGATCTTTGAAACAAGTTAAACACACAGTAAAACATTTGGTTTCACTTGAAGCTGATTTCTTATTGAGAGTAAAGCTTAGGAATGCAAATATTAGTACAGATATTAGACAGCAACCCCACAGAATTTTAAATCATGATGGAACTCTAAGAACTATTTTAACTGCAATTATACAAGAACACTTTAAACGATAAAAGGTTAAATTTCAATCATGAAACACCAATACAATGATTTTGTCTTTCATAAAGATATGATTATGATTAGAAAGTTGCTTAGTCGACTACGATATCATGACCAAGTAAAATACTGTGGTCCACTAATGCTGTTTGATGGAACTAAACTAGGTGAAGATTATGAGTTCTACGATACATTCTGCAAGGAATGGGATTCACCACGAGCATTTATACCAAAATCAAAAACACGCCTAATAATGGAAAAGATTATTTCTTTACTGGAAAAGCATCAAGTTCCAAATGGATTTGTTATGACTAAATGGACATGGTATCTAGATAGATAAGAATACTAAAAAGGGGCATCACTGCCCCTTTATTTTTTGCCTCTTTCCAGAAGAGTAGTTTCCATTCTGTGAGGTTTATAGAACTTTTCTATAGCAGGAATAGTAAGCATTGGATCGGCAACACCACACATGAATATATCCAGAGCAGCATATCCATGCTCTGGCCATGAATGCACAGATATATGACTTTCTGCTAATATAACAACTCCGGTATAACCAAAGCCTTCACCAAAATGGTGCCAGCGTTCAGATAGAACAGTTGCACCTGCATCAATAGCAGCTTGTTTTAGTACTTCAGCTGCTTCATCCATTTGCCAAAAAGGTAGGGATTTCTCGGCTCCCCAAACTTCCAAAATCAAATGTTTACCTAAAGTTGATATACTTTCCATTCCATGGAAACTCCTATATTAAATAATGGTGGGTTATTTATGAGGTATTTTTAGATGAAATATAAAGCTATATGGATATCAGATATTCATCTGGGGTCTAATTCATGTAAAGCAAATGAAATATGTTCTTTTCTAAAAGAAAATGATTGTGAAGAACTTTATCTAGTAGGTGATATTATTGATGGGTGGAAATTACAGCGTGGATGGAGTTGGAATCAAGCACATAGCAATGTTATTAGAAGATTTTTAACAAAAGCCAAAAGAGGGACTAAAATAGTATATATTGTAGGAAATCACGATGAATTTCTACGAAAGTGGCTAAAACATAAATTTGATGTAGGAAATATCAGTTTAGTTAATAACTATGAATATACTGATATCAAAGGTAGAAAATGGCTAATAACGCATGGGGATTTATTTGACCAAGTTACAAGACATTGGAAGTGGATTAGCATAGTAGGAGATATAGGTTATAATCTTCTTCTTTCTTCAAATGGCATTTTACATTTTATAAGAACAAAATTTGGTCTAGGGTATTGGAGTTTAAGTAAATACATTAAAACTCGTACTAAACAAGCTGTAAATTTTATATATAAATTTGAAGAACATCTAGTCAAACACACCAAAGAAGGTGGATATCACGGAGTTATTTGTGGGCATATACATACGCCAACAATAAAAACATTAAATAATATCACATATATGAATACTGGTGATTGGGTTGAAACTTGCTCAGCCATAGTAGAAACTTATGATGGAGAATTTCATCTTTTAATATTGGAAAATGATAAAATGGAGGTAGTTAAAGTATATTAATGAAAATATGTATAGTATCAGATACCTGGAATAATATTAATGGTGTTGCCACAACCATGAAAGCTTTGGTCCATGAGCTTGAAAAACGTGGTCACACAGTTCTGGTAATAGAGCCATCTTTATTTAAGACTATTAAACCATGGTTTTATCCGGATAATGATATCGCTATCAATTTCTGGAAAACAATTGATCTTATTGAGGAATTTCAACCAGATGCAATTCATATAAGCACTGAAGGGACTTTAGGCTTTGCTGCTAGATGGTACTGTAAAATAAAAAAGAATAATATCCCACACAATACTAGTTATCATACAAAATTTCCTGAATATCTAAAAATTCACATTGGATTGCCATTAAAAGCTGGTTATTTTTTGATGAGATTATTTCATAAATTTTCACAAAGAATATTAGTCACTACAAAAAGTATGAAAAAAGAACTTGAAGATCAAGGATTTAAAAATTTAGTTGTATGGACCAGAGGTGTAGATAGATCTATATTTAATAGTTCCCCAAGAGTAAAATCTTTAAAACAACAACCTATATTATTATGTGTTAGTAGAGCAAGTAGAGAAAAAGGCTTAGATGATTTCTGTGGTCTAAAAACCAATGGGATTAAACTTCTAATAGGTGATGGCCCATATCTAGATAAATTAAGACAAAAATATCCAGATGTTTTATTTTTAGGTTTTAAACAAGGTGATGAATTAGCTTATTATTATGCAAATGCTGATGTATTTGTTTTTCCAAGTAAATCAGATACTTTTGGTGTTGTAATGATTGAAGCCATGGCATGCGGAACACCAATAGCAGCATACCCAGTAACAGGCCCCATTGATGTCATCAACGAAGGTGTTACTGGGTGCATGGATTCTAATCTGGAACTAGCAATTGAAAAATGCTTAACTTTAGATAGACAAAAAGTTATGGACAGTAGCAATCATTTTTCATGGGAAAAAACAACAGATATTTTTCTTGAAAATCTTGTTGTTATTAAGAATGGCGGAGCGCATAGTATTTGAAACTAAAACTTATTTCTAAGTCCACATTCCTTAGCAGGGAAGTCCGGCACGCCTGTCCGGTTTACGCTCCAATATTCAGTGGCGCCGCATGGGGGAATTGAACCCCCGCTATCCGCTGGACAGGCGGACGTCCTACCATTAAACGAATGCGACTTAACTTGGCGGGGGAAATCGGACTCGAACCAATTAAAATTTGTTGCTGTAGTTATCCAGCTGGATAAATCCACACCACGTGGAATCTCCCCCATAACTCTACATATGTAGAGTAACTCTATTATTGGTGGAAGTAGTGGGACTCAAACCCACCAGGCTGGCTCCGTGCAAGGGAACCCCGGGTACTCTGCCCTACCCCCAAAAATTGGTGAATCTTGCTGGTCCCGACCCAGCGACCTCTTGCATGTCAAGCAAGTGCTCTCCCAACTGAGCTAAAGATTCATTATTGTTAACCGCCCCAATTAGTCAACATATTAGTCGGGTAATATCCGATGTAGTTGACATTATCAAGAAACGACCCGTGATCAACTCAGGTTAGGCGATTAAGTTGGTACCTGTGACTGGATTTGAACCAGCAACATCTAGTTTCTAAAACTAGCATCTCTACCAATTGGACTACACAGGCATAAAGTGGAACTCCCGACAGGATTCAAACCTGCAACCAATAGCTTCGTAAACTAGTGCTCTATTCAGTTGAGCTACGGGAGTATAAAGTGGAGCTGATAATCGGACTCGAACCGATAACAACTTCGTTGGCAACGAAGAATTCTACCATTGAATTATATCAGCAAAGTGGTAGCCATCCTAGGATTCGAACCTAGACAAACTTGAGTCAGAGTCAAGCGCACTAGCCGTTATGCTAGATGGCTTCAATAAGATTGGCAGCCTCTCCAAGATTCGAACTTGGACTTTACAGATTCAAAGTCTGTTGCACTACCGTTATGCTAAGAGGCTATATTATGGTGCCGCCTCTCTGAATCGAACAGAGTTTTCACCTTCTTCAGAGGCACGTGAGCACCAGCTTCACCAAGGCGGCATTAAGTCAATTGCAATATGGTTCAATTTCAACAGTTGTAATATGTTTAAGTCTACCAGAACCTTTGCAATTATAGCAAGTTTTATAGATTGTGTCGTATTCTCTTTTATGATAATTGACACATTCTTCGTAAGAAGTTTGACCAGTACCTTTACAAGTTTTACAAAGAATAATCTCTACTGTTTTTGTCATAACTTCCTCACATAATATGGTACCTGATGACGGGATTGAACCGCCGACATTCTGCGTGTAAAGCAGATGCAACTACCGCTGTGCTAATCAGGCATTAAAGTTTACATATAGTTGATCCCTCAAACTCACTTACTCTTGGATCAAGCTTCTATATCGTTATAAATCGTAGAGTTATCCATTTATAACTAAGTGACCGGCGCTAACCGCATATATGTAATTTATAATGGTCCGGATGGAGAGTATCGAAATCTCGGCCTCTAGTTCCCAAAACTAGCGCTCTTCCTCTGAGCTACACCCGGTTATTTTTTAAGTTCAAGAATTCGTTTAGCCAAATAATTCTTTACAACTACTGTTTCTTCATCTTGTTGATCTAGAGGTAAAAGATCAATGACATTTCTCAATTCATGATCAAAGGCTGAAGCTTTAAGCATCTGAATTGAATAACTGTCAGGCATTTAAATTCCTCTCAATCAGTATAAGTTATTTATACCACAACTAGCAGATTTGTCAACAATTAATTGCACCAGCTAGCTTTTTTACCACCATCATATGGTCTAGCATGACCAGATTCTATTAGCATTTTCTTAAGACTCTTGCCATCTAGAATAAGATCGCCTAGAACTCTACCGCCATATTTATCCCAACTTACAAGAATAACTTCATGTCGAGTAGCAGTGCCGACCATTCTCTTAGTAAAGTTTGTAGCTCTAAGAGCCTTATCTGCTTCTGCCCGACATTTAGCTAAACTACCTTTTTCGGGTGTATCAACCTCAATAATCCTAAGCTTTAGGACTTGTTTTAGTTCAACTGGGAGAAATGGAGCATCAAACTCAATAGTATCTCCATCAAGTACTCGAGTAACTCTGTACTGATATGGATTAGCTAGAGCAGAGGTAGCATATAGTGATATTAAAAAAGCTAGAATATATTTCATAAGTTGGAGACTCCACCCAGATTTGAACTGAGATTAAAAGGATTTGCAGTCCTCTGCCTAGCCATTCGAGCCATGGAGTCGATAACGCCATTGTGTATTATAAAAGTTTATTTTAGCAAGATCACTTTTATAATAGTTGAATTGATTTCGTTTAATCTCGGGAAGATTGTCAAACCATTCCCAAAATGACTGATTGAATTCTTTAGTGTCTATATGTTGATCTATATCTTGCATTGTAGACCTAAAAAAATGGCGGAGAGCGGGTACACTCGAAGTCCAAACCTTTTTAAGGGTTCGCATCGCTTTCAAGGCGAGCCCGGTACGCCTGTCCGGTTCACTCTCCGTATTATTTAAGTTGGGGTGAGTGACGGGTATTGATCCCGCTTAGATGGTTTCACAGACCACCGTCCATACCTACTGACTCCACTCACCATAAAATGTTTCGGGAGAGATTACCAATTCTCAAATTAAGACATGGATTGTCGGGTGTTTATCCCACGTCCCCGTATTTATTTTAGAACTTATAAGATGCACCAACCATAAAAATATGGTCATCACGAACACGAGCATTAGAACCATTCATTGAACGGACATTACGCCAGCGAAGATCAGCATCAAGATTATCAGTGATCATGACACGTGTTCCTAGTCCTAGATTATAAACCGGAGAAGCAACACCACTCTTAACTGCACCTAGGGAATCAAAAGCATAACCTACACCTGCCACTGCATATGGTGTTAGAGTAGTGCCAGGGATTCGGTACTGCGGAACAACATTTGCAAATACCATAGTTCCAGAACCTGTTCCGGTCTTCCAAGCATTTTCTACAGTAACTTCACCACGGAGAAAACGATTGACTTGATATCCACCATTTAAACCAATGGTAACTTGATCATTCTTACCTGTAAATGATCCTACCTGCCCACCGACAAAAAATCCACTATCGGAAGCGTTCTTACTCTGGGCAATTGCAACCGAAGTCATACCAAGTGCCATAATTGTAGCCATAAGAATAGTCTTCATATTTATATCCTTTTCATTGAAAAATGGTGGGGAGGATAGGATTCGAACCTACAATGTTTCTAATGTAACAGTTTTACAGACTGCCGTCCCACCACCGTCGGAACAGCCTCCCCATTATTTATTTAATATATCACACTATAGTTAGTGTGTCAATTAAATTCCTTTACCTGAGCTCAAAATTATCTTAGAGATGTGTTCAAGCCTCTCGATATGCTCATAAGCTCTCCAAGGAGTCTTATCAACTGAAACCACACCATGACCTTTAATACCGACAATATTAAACTCAGTTTCACCGGTAGCCATATTTAGCTTCATGTTTTCCATACAAGCTTCAGCTAAATCCCAAGAAATAGGAGGAACATCATCAGTGCTTTTAGCTACTTTAGTATATCTAGCAATCTCAGGAAAGTGATCTTTAAGCCGATGAAGTTCTAGACCAGCATGCATAGCGGCAACTGTATAAGTTGAATGAGTATGAATTACTACCCGAGTTTCCCAATCCTTTGGAAGCAATCGTTGTAGCATGTAGTGCAATGGAAACTCACCCGACGGCTTTAAACCAAGAGAAATATTTGTATAAGGAAGAGCAATTGGTGAACGATCTTCCTTTAGTGAAGTGGATAGTTTCTTAAACTGATCTGGCTTAAGAGTCTGTTTTCGCATATCTGTTGGAGATAGATAGAAAAAGTCTTGACCTCTATAGCGTAGAGATACATTCCCATCTCTAGAAGTCATAAGCCCTTTTTCATAGGCTTCAACCATTAAGTCACAACACGTTTCAAGCATATTTTAAACCTTAAGATGTTTTCTTATAAGAAGCTTTAATATTACCTTTTTCAAGGACTGTAAAGCCATGATCAAAAATAATTTTTTCAAATAAATCATGATTATACATCCAGATATCATCTGCAACAAAAACTGTGCCGATGGTTGATCTTTCTGCAAAGAACTTTGTTTCTAATTCAACTGCTTCATTGTGATGTGGACCATCAAAGAAAACAAATGCATATTGATTTTCTAGTTTCTTAAATTGATTATAGACGGGCACACCATCGCTAAATCTAGCAAAAAATTCACTGTCTTCCATACAAAAGAAAGTAAAATTAATACCTTTACTAAAAGCATAATAATATAAAGAAGGAATAATTTTATTCCTCATTTCATTAGAATAATCAAGTTTTATAGGTTGAGTTATATCTTTAGAAGTAGGATCACCAGAAACTGGCGTGCCTGGATAATGTTGTGTTACATTTAAATTTGTACTAATATAGTCAATATTACCATAAGGATCAATACAAAACATTGAACGATCCGTATCTGAATTATATACTAGAGAATCAATGATGATTCTAGCAGAACCACCCATTCTGGTGCCTATTTCAACTATAGCTCCAGGAACATCTTTACACTCTAAAACCGCTTTATGTAAAATTTCATATTCCGAACTATCGGTTGTGAATAAATCATCTAGAAAAAATCTAACTACACTCATATCATTATCCTAAAAGCAAATTGGTGCCTTCACGTGGTAACGCTCCACGATCTAGTCGCTTATGAGACGACCGAGATCACTTGATCTGAAGGCATTTATATTTCTACCACGATACCAATTATCAGGCATCGGTTCATCTAATTTTATTTTTTTATTATTGGTACCATCAGTTATCCAAATGGTACCAAATTGTGAATTTTTCTCACCATTGTGTTTATGTTTGTGAGATAAAGACATTTTTTGTTTTGTATGTGATGTGTGGTTTTTCCCAAAGAAATGGTTTAAAGAACCAATTTTACTAGATAGATATAATGGGTCTTTTTCTAAGATTGCTTTTAGTTTAGAATTAGCAATATTTGAAAGAACAGATCTCCAATTTTCACCATATTTACTTTCTAAAATAAGATCAGTTGCTTTACGACCGTTTTGATATACTTTTGTTTCAGGATTCATAATAGGAGATAATTTATTTTCATTAACATATCCCCATCCACCTTCCCCACCAGGACAAAGATTATAACTACTTTCACTTAAAACTACATATATTTTTTCAGCTTCATCCATTTCTTTTTCGGTATTAAAAAAACCAAGTATTTCTTTCTCAAAGTTTTCTTTACCGTGTTTTTTGATGGCGGCTTTGATAAGTTTTCCTGAGCCCATATAACCATCATCTAATTTTTTAGTCTTGTGTTTACCAATATAAAATTTATTATTAATCTTATTGGTAATTTTGTATATAGTATAGTACATTTAAGCTAACCCTTGATTATATAATAGTCTTATTGATATTGCTATTTATATAATCAAGGTGCTTATGTAGCAGAGGTGGGATTTGAACCCACGATTTCCTGGGTATGAACCAGGCGAGGACGACCGAGCTCCTCTACCCTGCAACTGTTTGATTCTTACGTTTACTATGTTTCGCAATCCCGGAACGGAGCTCGAGGCGCCGAGACCTCTTGAAACACAAGGTTAGCAGGTCGTTCCTGCACACGAGCGTAAGAATCAATTCTTACCGATTTATACTCAACATACTCAGCTGTAGATGGTTGTCCACAATATCTTGATTCACCAAATCAAGCCACTGATTGCTACGTGATTATAGACCGGGTCTCTGGTGCGGAATACGAGATTCGAACTCGTGCCATTTGGGTGGAAGCCAAAGACGCTACCTTTACGCCAATTCCGCTTATTCTTATAGATATTTAGAGAACTCATACATTGCAACCGCAGCGGCAGAAGCAACATTGAGTGAACGAATTACACCACGTTGTGGAATATGAAAGCATGGATATTTATCCGTTAGACAAGTCGGAATACCAGAATTTTCATTTCCAAAGACTAAACATGGTGTTGTTAGATCGCCATTATTATAAATGTGAGATTCAGAAATATCTCTTGATTCTGCTGTTTTATCAATCAGCAAGGGCTCAAGATTATAGTCATAAACCATATTTTCAAACTGATTGACAATCACTTCATCATCAGTAAGTTCATCAAAATCATACTTAACAATATTAGTATAGTGATTAGCACCAACAGTTGATCTTAGATCATAGCGTCGACGACCAAAGATAAAGACTTGTTCAGCACCAAAAATATGAGCAGTTCGAATACAGTTGCCAATATTTAGGTCATATTCTAAATTGAGTAGACAAACTGCATATGGTAGTCGAGTAGCATTAGAAATTAACTTCAAATCTTCTACACTCAGATCCTTGTAGTGATCATGAACGTTGAAAGACATAATATATTCCTTTCTATATTAGAAGTTCTGGTTTGTGGCAGGTGAGGTATCCAATAATATTTATGAGATATTATCTGCCCATTCTCCTTTTATGGATTGATTATATCCACTCTACCTTATCATCGCTAGCTAGCCGATTTAGCGTAGACTTTACTTACCACAATATCTGAACTTACTTTGGGCCTGTAAGTATACCGTAAATGCCGATGGCAAGTAATGGAAGTCCTACAAATAAGAATCCAAATCCTTTACCAAAAAATACACCTACAGCACAACCACAAAGAAACATGCCAATTACAAATAGAATTAATCCGGCAAGCTGGTTATCTTCATTACCTGTCATAGTATAGATCCTTTAAAAGTGGTACTCCTGGAGGGATTCGAACCCCCATAAAACTGCTTAGAAGGCAGTGAACTTATCCAGTTAGTCAACAGGAGCAAATTGTTGATAAACCTCACGTATTGGTCTATCCGTCTAGCATCATCGCAAACCAGGTAATTCCTAATCTGAGCTAGATCAAAATTTTGGTAGGCACGTAGGGAATTGAACCCTATCCCAACAGTAATCAGCTGCCTAAGGAGGTATAAGCTCCTGGTGAGCACCAGCCCTCACGCCCTTAACTAAGATAGTATACCATGGATATAATCAGCTGTCAATTGATTTTCGCTTAATACCACAACTTTTATTTATGTGAATCGTAAGCCTTCTTGATAAGTTCAATTAGCTGAGGATCACGATATGCAAAATCGTCGGGAATATTCAACTGAATAACTTTAGGTCCAGTTGAACCTAGACCAGAAGTATTAATCAGTTCTTCAACAACTTTAGTATGTGCTTTCTCCATTGTCACAATTTCATCAGCCCAATGGAGATGAACGGAATCAATCGGAATCAGAGCATATTCACGAGAAATACCAACAGCACGAGTATTGAAGTTATAAGGTTCTTGTGAAAGAACAAATGCTGTGGTTGGAGACCTAAGAAGACCTGCAGAGCAAACACATAGCACCCGTTTAAATTGGCCCTGGAAGCGATTGCCTGCATTACCAATTCGGTTCATTGTACTCATGTCATCACCTCTCATTATATGATCTTTATATCACAGACTAAAGGAAAGTCAATAGATATTTGGTGCTCTCACTCGGAATCGAACCAAGTTCTCAGGATTACAAAACCCGTGCATCGCCACTTATGCTTTAAGAGCAAGTTTGGTGCGGTAGACGGGAATCGAACCCGCATTGGCCTGATTGAAAGTCAGGGTTCCTAGTCCAATTAGAAGACTACCGCAAACTTAGAATATATCCAGTGTATTTCATCAGCCCAACTGGAAGGCCTCTTCTATATTTCTCTATAGAAAGAGAAACAAGAACTGAATGGTTGTCCTGGTTGGTTTCGATCCAACTACCTTTCGCTTATCAAGCAAATGCTCTCCCAATTGAGCTACAGGACATTAAAGTGGAGGATCAGTGAGGTAACGCTCCCCTTGCGACCGGATTAAAAGCCCGGCTGTAGCACTTGCCTGACATATACGCTACTGATCCAAAGTGGTACTCCCTGCCAGATTTGAACTGGCACTAATCTGATCTTAAGTCAGACGCCTCTACCAGTTGGGCTAAGGGAGCAATAAAACTGGCTCCTCGTCCAGGTACCGCCCCTGGCAAACTCCGGTTAACAGCCGGGTCCGTTCGCTTGCTCGGATCACGAGGAATATTTTTGTTTTCTTTTCTTCCCCATTTGTGGGGTAAAATCAGGAAAATATTTTGCAAAACTCATAACTAAATATGGTTGACTATATTTATAGTCTTCTTGTCTAACTCCTGCAAAACCTTTAACTTTATATATTTCATAAAGTTTATGTAGTTCTTGTTTTTTAGTTTCAAGAGCAATATTTTTTTGTTGTTCTTTTTCTTTTTTCTTGATATCTTTTAATATATCATTTTTAAATGATTGTAATCTTTGTTTAGTCCATCCTTCTGGGATTTGATCAGAAGCTTTAATCTTTTTTTCTTCTATACCATTAGAAATCCATATGGTACCAAACTGACTATTTTTTTCTCCAAGTCCATGTCCTTCCTTTGATAAGGACATTTTTTGTATTGCTTCTTGAGTATGTTTTTTACCTAAAAAGTTTCTTGGATCATAGTTTACAGCTTTTAAACCAGCAGCTATTTTCTTAGAAATATCTTTTTTAGTTTCTTCATCCCTATTTTCATATATTCTTTTTGTTATTAATGAATGATTGTTTTTATATTCTTCAGTGTGTTTTAATCCTAAGGTACCACCAAGATTATTAGTGTTTACATAACCCCAACCACCTTGTCCACCAGGGCAAAGATTATAGCTACCTTCACCTAGAACTACATATCTTTTTTCGGCCTCATTCATTTCTTCTTCAGTATTGAAAGTCTCAAGTATTTCTTTCTCAAAATTTTCAATACCATGTTTTTTTATGGCTGCTTGTATAAGTTTACCAGAACCCATATATTTATCATTTAGATTCTTGGTTTTATGTTTTCCTATATAAAAGTTGCCATTAATCTTATTAGTTATTTTATAAATAGTATAGTGCATTTGGCGCTAACCCTCCGTTGTGAAATAGTCTTATTGACATTGCTATTTATACAACGGAGGTGCTTATGAGGACCGAGTCGGGATCGAACCGACGGCATATGGAGTAAGAGTCCACTATTCTACCTCTGAATTACCGGTCCATATTCTATCATATTTATAAGTCAAAGAACAAAGTGGTTGGAAGTTTTGGCTCCCAACCGATAGGTCAATTAGTAGCTAGTATATCGAACTACAGTCTTACCACGACTGTTTACAATCTTATCGCTATAGATATCATGCCCTTCATTACGAAGTCGATAGATAAGATCGTAAGGATTAGAAACACGATATCGAGAAGCAATTTGGCGAGAAGTAAGTCGCTGGCGCTTCAGAATAATAGAGCGATAGAGCTTATCAGTTTTAGACTCGGTGTTCATATTTATACATCCCTCATCATTATTTAGTCATATTATACCAAAAAAAATGGTTGCAACCATTTTTTTGGTCATTTTTGATATTGATAATGCAAGGTCCACATATCCGCATATAACTCGTGAAGGTCACGGTCGGTAGTGGAATCCTTAAAGTTAGTATATCCTATATCCGAAACTCTGTCAACCAAAACTTTTGGTCAATTTTTAGAGCAGTAAGTTCTAATCTATAATCCGAAACCGTAAGAGTTGTAATCTTAGTTGAAAGAATATCTAAAACCAAGCATATGCTTGAATGATTTAGTCCATCATATCAAGAATACGCCCATCATCATTCACACAACGAATTCGACGGTCTGGAAAGCGCATCTTGACGTTCCGCATTTCAATCAGAATTGCCGAATCCAGTGTGCCTTCCTCGGAAGACCCTACAGTGCGCCAAGACCAACCATCCTGAATTTGAAAATGAATATACCGCATTTAAGTGTCTTCCTTGTTGTTATGATCAATATATCATGGTTGGCTTAATGTGTCAACCATGAAATTTAAATTCCCATCAAATTTTAAAATTTGAGCAGAATTTTCAACTTTATATAAAGTTGACTTTCTTATTTGATATCTAAGATCGTTGGATAAGATAGTTCTTGATTTAACTATAGATAAGTCTAGAGGTGCAAATAAAACATTCTCTATGACTGATTCCATTAAATTGGATCCCAGAGTTGATGGTAGATTAAATCATCAACTGGTTCCACAATCATTTTATCGCCAACACAATGATCCATTACTTGATCCCAGACTATATAATTTACCCGTTCCCAGATTAAATACTCAACTTGATGTCGAATCATCTGACAAACTTCAAATCTTACAATATTCATAATTCATCCTCATGAATTTGATGAACAATTTGATCGGAAAATACATGTGGTATTTGCTGTGGTAGTTCAAGTGATAATGCAACCGATAGTTCATCAGATACTTGATACCAAACTTTACGATATACCTCAACCCGAGGTAAATTCCAAACCTTATCTTGAACCCAAATCATATTAAAAATAGTAACGGCGGGTGTCATCAGTACCCTGGAACCGCTCCTCATGACTTAGATCTTCAATTGGTGTATTGATCCCAGGAGGATGATCCTTAATCATTTCACCCATTTCATCCTTACCTAGATACTTAAATCCCTTATAATTACCAGATGATTGTAGAATATGCTCGAGCAGGTCAATCAAACCTTGCCTATAGCTAGCAGGCATATAGCTAGTAGCTAGGGTATAATTTACCCTAACCCTATATTCATCAACTGGAAAAGTCTTTCGGCTAGCCATATCAAATACCTCCAATCAGAACCATGGTAAAGGCAAAGGCACCTGCCACCAGGATATGGAGCAGGAACCAGCAGGCATTAGCATCACCTTGGCGAGTCATTACCTATACCATCCTTATTTGGTCACTAACCATTATACACGCTCAGGGAAAAAAGTCAACCCTTAGTTTAGGGTTTCACAAGGATAAAGATAAGTGCAACCGTTGACCGACACAACCAGTTCGGATTCCTCGGCTTGGGCTACCGCAAAATCCATAGCCTCATTCTCAGTGGTGGCGTTTACCTCCATCAGCAGAATGGCCCAACGATCCTTTAAAGAGATAGCCAGTTCAACCTGGTAGACGTTCATCGTGTGACCCTCATTCATCATAGTCTCTTTATACCACCACCTGATTTAAAAGTCAATGGCAAGGATATCAATGGGTTAGCATCGGATTGGACCTAACCCATTGAAAAGATTCAAAAATAATTTTTCAAAAAAGTTGAGATTTTTTCGTGCCGTTGATGCCGTGGGCGCCGCTAGACGGTAAAACCTAATCTTTTCAATAGGTTAGCACTTTACCAAAACCCAATCATATCAATGGGTTAGGCGCTCAAGACGTTTCTCGGCAGTCTAAGCCGCCTCAGTCATATGGATTATCCACCTAGCCCACTTAGCACGATCTTAGACGTATTCTTACCTAACCTATTGAAAAGATTAGGTCTGATTTTTTTCAAAAAAAGTTGAAAAATTTTTGGTAATCATATCAACCACTTAAGTCTAACACATTGATTTTGTTGGGATTGACTTTTAAAGTGGGTAGGGATATAAAGAGACTATGATGAATGAGGCAGATATGACCAATCTGAACACCTTCGAGGGCATCAAGGGCTACGCCACCTATGCCGCTGCTCAGCGTAAGCTGCAGAAGGAAATCACTAGCCACGGCATCCAGTGCTTTGTGGCGGTCTCTTCCGAAGGTCGGTTCATCCCGGTTGCGGTAGGTGAGCGTGCCGTTCAGGCTGGACTTCACTTTCGTGGCGTTGCGATTGTGGGTTGACTTTAATCCCAGATTGGATTATAAGATGACTATGAACAAGGGAATGAACATGACAATTCTTCCGCAGCTTGAAAAGCTTTCCGATATCCTCCGTGGCGACGTCGGCTCCGACTACGCTCTAGGTTGGATGCAGTCGATGATTAATGATTTGATGCATAACCAGGATATCAAGCTCAGCAAAAAGCAGCGGATTGCACTTGAGACAATTGTTACCGAAAATATTGACTGGGCGCAAAAGTGTGCCACCAAGCACTATAGTGAACGGTAATAAAGCTTAATACAATGAATAAGGGACACACGATGAACGAACATGTCAAGAAGTTTATGAACGGTTGGTCTGGTAGTCGACTGCTTGAAAAGCATAGTCTATCAGATTATGGGTTTTGGAAAGCCCGTGGTGAAGATCCTAACTGTGATATGGGTGGTTCTCATAACCTACCGGAGCTTGGTATCTTTGAGGGTAAGCTCGAAGATGTGATTAATTATGTAGTTCTACTCCCCGGATGGTATAATTGGGGCTCTGGTGGAAATATTGAGGCTTATTCTTCCAAGAAGATTAAGAAGATTACTGCTGATAGTGTAAATGAACTCAAGAATAATCATAAGAAAGTCAAGGACCTTAAGGCTGAACTCGAGCGCATCAAAAATGAGATTGCAGAACTGGAGAATTAAAATGCCATTTCTTAAAATTTTCTTTAGTACTATTGTCACAGTTGTAATGCTTTCATATATTGTATCTTTTTTTTCAATTGTAAGTATGTACATAATGACTGGCAACGT